GAGGATTCGCTACGACTAAATCATACTTTTTATCGTTCGTCATATTTAAAAAATCATATTGTGTCACACAAAGTTTGTATTCGTCTTTATTAAATACCTTAAATACGTTATTCAACCGCGACTCATTTAGATCGTTAAATTCAAGTATATTTTCGAGTATATGCCTAGTATCAAAATGTTCTCTCAGTTTGAAATATATAGGCATGTGAAAATTACCATTTCCGCAACACGGATCAAGGATAGATATATTTTCGCGTTCCCATAATTCACTTGGTAATATATCTAACATTTCACTCACACAATCTATGGGAGTGGGTTCATCATTTGATGATGTATATGTAGATTTATCTAGATTTAATACTTCATCGTAGAATTTTTTTAATTCTTCAAATGAAGATGAATCAATCATGTATTAATATGTGAATATACTTTTAAATTCATTTAGTAAAATACCTAAGTCAAACCAAAACATACTGAAAAGTACAATACTATCAAGATGTCCTACGAACAATGTCTAACCGATGCCATGCGGATGTATAGGGTGGACTCACCAACCGATAAGTGTAAAAAACTTGCAAACGCGACTTGGAAAATGAAACAGAAATACATACAACTCAGAAGGGAAAAACAAGACAGGGTAATTCAGGTGATTGAGAAGGTTCCAGAAAAAACGATAGATAAAAGACATACGGTACATACTTGCCAAGCAGTAACACTGACTGGCAAGTCATGTGGATTTAAAGCCGCGTGTGGTGGTTTTTGTAAAAAGCATCAACCAAAGATAAAATATTAATGTATTATAAATGTTAGACCAAGATACACTAAGACCGGTTGTAATATCGATGGCTCTCTATGTTGCCATAGCTAAAATTATCCCAGAAAATGTTAAAAATCCAACAAACATTGGTTTTATAGATGACATCGTGTCCATGTTAATAGCACAAAAAGGCGCCATTGCATCAGGTGCTATTCTCACTGGCCTCATCGTTTTCCTTACCAATTACATCATTGATGAATTGTTGTGAGACGCTATATTGCCCGACCATTGTTTTAGTATGTGAGTGTTCCATATATCTTAATCGTTTATTGTATGCATCCCGCATGAATTCCAAGAGTTGTTCTTTGTTAGGTTTACCCCATTGCATACCTTTCTTAAATAAGAAATCATCATTCTGCAACTCTTGAAGTTCACATGAAATTGTATAAGGTGTTTTGATGTACTCCGGTGCCCCTCCATAATCTGTAATTATGACAGGTTTATCACGCATGGCGGCTTCGACTGCACCCATACCAACACCCTCAGAACTCGAAAAACTGACATAACAATCTGACAATTTATGTATTTTATCCATATCTTCGTCTGAAATCAATCCATTAATAACTTCAACATTTGGTAAATTTATTTTGATTTGTTGGTTACAGGTGGCTTTTATTATGAGTTTTGTGTCTGGTTTATTTAACCGGACAAATGAATCTAATATATCTCTAAAGTTTTTGCGCTGGTCCAAGACATTTCCTATGTGATAGAATGTATAAATGTCTTTGTATGGTATATGTGCTCTCACTACATAAAATTCGGTATTAGGAAATTGCCTTGAAAGTACACGTTTGCAAAATTCACTCGGTACCGCCACTCTATCGAAAAAATCAAATAGTTTACCGTAATCTTCGTGTACCGTTTCTGTTTCACAGACTGTCATACAGTGTAAATGCTTAATTTTATGTTTTAGTTCTGTTATTTTTTTTAACCAGAAATCAACTGGTAATGCAAATATGAATGCTCTATCACAATTTGGTATTTCTTGATGGATTTCAACATACCTCCAATCAGGAAATAGTTCCGTATATTTCTTTGCGTGTTGCCCAATTCCACTCGCCAAAGTTGGTCCTATTACAATCATTACATTTAAAGATAATATTTCCTTTATGTATATTATAATGGAATCTCTCAGGCAAGAAATTCGCGATGAAATGAAGTCCCTTCGCATAAATAAGACGCACGTCTACGACATCTTGATGCGGTTGGTTGATGAATTGGACAGTACCAGCGTAGTTGCCCCAACTCCAGTTGCCCCAACTCCAGTTGCCGCTCCAGTCGAGGAATCAACGTCGACCCCAGATGTCGTCCCAGTCGAGGAATCAACGCCAACCCCAATTGAAGAAACACCAAAAACGGTCAAAAAGATTGTTCGACGCACTAGAAAGACGGCGGAGTTGGCGTAATTCGCCTAGATACATAATAAAATCCACCAAATATTAAACTTATTAAGATTACCAAATAGCTAAATGGATACTTCTTTGTCTTTTTAGCTTTTTCTACATTTTCTTTATCCGGGAGTCTTTTTACATTTGTGTTTAATTCTTCAATTTTGTGCGTAAGTATATCGAGTGCATTGAGTATTTGTATTTCTTTATTACGTGGTTTTTCCTTGACGTCTATACTCGTGATCTCTAATATCATGTAAAAGGATACAGACGGTTTAAGAAGTTCGTAGTCTCCGTCTCCTTGTGATTCATATAATTTGAAATGTGTTTTTTGAATGGATATTGGATTAAATAATGATGTTGGTCTTTGAAATGAACGCCATTGTTTGTCTCTCATTATAAATGAATTACTTCCAGAAAATGAGCGTTCGAGTGGTATACGTGCTAGAATCTGCCCATTTCTTTCATCCAATATTTGTGCTCGTTTAGGTATATCTTCGCATACAACATCTATGTATTTAGCTACATCAGTATATCCATTTGAATCATTTTCACCAATTTGTGTTACATAAAAGTCAACTACTTTGAATCCAATTACTTTATTTAGATCCTCTACATGTGTATTCGAACCAAATGAAAAGTCAATCGTAAATGTATTATTTGAACCATTTACGAATTCGGAATCTACTGTGATGTACTGGACTTTCTTTGGTACTTCGTTAAGATCCATTTGTATTTAAGGTAGATAAAAAAAGAAAGCATTATACACATAATGTGGTGGCTTTACCCCAGAGCTGTGTGTTATGCATTTGCAACGACGTGGATTTATAAATTCATTCGTGGAACTATTGTGCTAATTGCACACGTACCTGAAAATATCGAATACTTTGTAGACGATTTTTCGTGGCGAAAAATCGTAGAATACCCAAAACGATTTTTGAGAACTATTCAAAGTGAGAAAAAAAAGCTTGAAGAATATCATCTAAGTAAAGCAAAAGAGGAATGAGTTTTTATAGTAAACTATTTGGATATACTCAAACCAAAACTGTAGATCCAAAACCTACGTTTACAACTGTCGACACTGAAATAGTAGTCGCAAAAAACGAAGCTAACGAGCGCGTGATACTTGAATTTACAAAACCTTATAAAGGTGTGAGTCGAGTGTAATGCAAGATGACCGCATCCCTCTCACGACTTATGACTACCGTCTCGCGTTCTGTCAGGCGACACGAACGCTGTGTACCGACGTACAAACCCTCATATGGAACGCGCTTGTCTATTCCAATGAAACGCCGAAATGTCCGGGTGCACCAAAAAAATCAAGACCAACCACTAAACTCTTTGAATATCGCCGAATTAAATGTGCTCCTACGAAACTTACGTTTAAATCAAATTTACGGTGATGGTGACTCCAAGCTTTATCAGCCTGCAATTGATTTGATAAAGTCACGTCTTTCTCACTTGAGAACTAAAGAAACAATTGATATTATGAATGAATATGTCGATTGCTGTGCCGAGCTTGAACGATATAGAGAAATTGAAAATCAAAATGTCGAAAAAGAGCGATTTTATACCAGGTTTGAGGAATGGGTTCCTACTCAAAAACATGATGAATATGTATCTAATGATAAATTAACAGAAGTTCAGGTTCGTCTATATGAGATAAGTGAACGTTGCCGGGATTTTGAATATCGAGAACTTAAATTTAAAGAAAAAATGTTTGGTAAACGCCTAGCAAGTAGAATCGAATTTTAATAATAATAAAGTTTATATGCATATATAATAAATCATGAATACTATCCGTGAAACATTTGAAAATATGTCTCTAATTTCTTCCATCATCTTTGT